GGTGCATAGTTTTGAGGGGGATTATAACCCCATTCACGATCACGGCACTAAGACGCTTATGGGTATTTCCACTACGACTTGGACTAAAGTACCCCAACAGATTTTAGACCAGCCGACATCAGGAACACCTGAATACAGTTTATATAACGATTCAGGACACAGTGATGGCTGTTTGGCATTTAGTTACGGAAAAAATAGTCTAACAGATACGGATAGATTATTTCCACCACAAAGTTGTGTGATCAAGCCAGAAATAGGTATGCAATATATGTTCCCATCAGGGTTACAGCACATGGTATATCCTTTCTTCGGAGAGGGTGAGAGAAGAACCGTCGCAGCGAATTTGAATTGCTGGGACATTGTTGATAAGGAAAAACAATGACAGAAGAAGTAAAAGAAGAATACCAGTATTGGGAAAAAGATGAAAAAGAAAAAGTGGATGTAGATCCTTTAGTTAGTGTTAAGTTAAATTACATAGAGAACTTACAGCAAGAAATTGAAGGAATACAAGGACAAATGGCCTCCTTGCAATATCAAATAGATATACGGGTAACGGCCTTAACTATGTATCAAAGCACGTTGGAGCCTGAAGAGGAAGAACCAAAACCTAATGGCAAGGACGATGGCTAGGAAAACGACAATGGAAGTAGCGGCAGATTTAGACAAACACGAAGCGGTTTGTGCAGAGAGATGGCGTGAAACCATATATCGCATTAAAAGATTGGAGGTATTAATATTAACTACGTTGTGTGCTTTAATTGTAGGCATGACAACAATTTTATCAGGACAGGTGTTTTAAAATGATTTGGACAATACTAAATGTAATTGTGTGGATAATCGCAGTGGCTTCAATAATCGCAGCGATTGCTCCTCACACGAAGAATACAAAAGACGATGCTTTTGTTGGAAAATTAACTAAAGGCATAAACTTTTTGGCTTTGAATTTTAAGAAATAATGAGCGATGCCCTACGCCAAATATATATTCAAACCCGGAATAGATCGTGAAGGAACCGACTACAGCAACGAAGGTGGTTGGTACGATGCGAATCTAGTACGTTTCCGTAAGGGGCGTCCGGAAAAAATTGGCGGTTGGGCTAAAAACACACTCAATACTTTTTTATCAACTTGTCGAGCGTTACATGCTTGGGTTAATTTAGAATTAACTAAGTATTTAGGGCTAGGCACCACGTGGAAATATTACGTTCTACAGGGTAATGTTTTTAATGATATAACCCCTTTGCGTGTTACCACATCCGCAGGTGACGTTACTTTTTCTGCGACGAATGGTGATGCCACCATTACCGTTACCGATGCTTCTCACGGAGCAGTGGTTAATGACTTTGTAACTTTTAGCGGTGCAGCTACTTTAGGCGGTCTTATTACCGCCGAGGTGCTTAATCAAGAATATCAAATTGCTACCGTTACGAATACCAATGTTTACACCATCGAAGCCAAAGACACTGACGGAGATGAAGTTACGGCGAACAGCAGTGATAGCGGCAATGGCGGTAGTTCCGTGGTCGGTGCTTATCAAATCAATGTCGGATTAGACGTATTTGTAGAAGGCTCTGGTTGGGGCGCAGGCACATGGGGCGCAGGCACTTTTGGTAGTGTGAGCGCAATTAGTGCGTCTAGCCAATTGCGGAATTGGAGTCACGGTAATTTTGGTGAAGATCTGGTGTTGAATCCTAGAGGGGGAGGCGTTTTTTATTGGGATCAAAGTGCAGGAGCCACCACTAGAGCAGTCGCTGTTTCTGATCTATCGGGGGCTATTTTAGCTCCAACAATTGCGCTACAAGTATTGGTTAGTGACATCGATAGACACGTGGTGTGTCTTGGAGCCGACCCAATTAATGATAGTAACGTAAGAACGTCTTCATCAGACCCCATGTTTATTTGTTGGAGCGATCAAGAAAACGTAACTGATTGGGAGCCAATAGCAACCAATACGGCGGGATCCTTAAGACTTTCCTCCGGTTCTGAAATTATTGGAGGCTTATCTTCCAGGGAAGAAATCTTAATTTGGACGGATACTTCCATGTATTCCATGTCCTACATCGGTCCGCCTTTTACTTTCGGGGTTAATTTAATTAATCAAGGGGTAGGTCTTATTGGGCCTAAAGCTGCGGTCAATACCCCCGATGGCGTTTATTGGATGGATAGAAAGGGATTTTACAAGTATAGCGGTAGTGTGCAATTGGTGCCTTGCAGCGTACATTACTATGTATTTAGTGATTTTAATCAAGGACAATATTTTCAAACTTTTGGGTTTGTAAACAAACAGTTTAATGAAGTGGGATGGTTTTATTGTTCTTCAGGAGAAACAACGATTGATCGTTATGTAGTCTATAACTACGCTGAAAATACTTGGACGATTGGTCAGTTAAGCCGTAGTGCTTGGATGGATGAAGGTATTTTTGAGAGTCCTATAGCAACGTACACCACGTCTAATGTGGGCTATTTGTATGACCAAGAAACAGGAAATGATGCCGATGGTTCTCCCATGGATAACGTGTATATTCAATCCAGTGACTTTGACATGCACCCCGATGGGGATTACTACACCTTTATCCGTAAGGTAATTCCAGATGTGAAATTCACCGGGAACGGCGGATCCGATCAAACGATTAACTTTGTGTTGAAATCAAGGAACTTTCCAGGGGACAGCTTGACTACGGATACAACGCAAACCGTTACCTCTACTACGCAAAGATTGGATACGCGCATACGCGCGCGACAACTGGCTTTCAGGATTGAATCCGATGACGATAATTCATCGGACATACGTTTAGGAGTGGGTTGGCGTTTGGGTGATACGCGGATGGATGTTAAACCGGATGGACGCAGGTAATGGGAAAGCTTTTAGAAACACGTTTGCCAATTGCCTTTAATGAAGTTGATCCAAGTATATACAACCGTATGGTGCGTATTCTGGAAATTAACCTCGGTCGTTTTGATACGACGGCAACGCCTGAATACAACGATACGCAAATAGCACAGAATAAATTTAGCGCAGGGGATGTAATATGGAACACCAACAAAAGTGTTTTACAGGTATATACGGGAAGTAAATGGCAAGATATATCAACCAGAACGGCAGTTGGCTTAGAGGCAACTGGTTCCGTCGGCAACTTAACCGTCAGCACGAACGGAGCCACAAGCATCAATTTGAAATGAATACAGCAGAATTGATGAAAGAACTGATGCTAGACGAAGGATACAAACAGGAAGTCTACTTGGATCATTTGGGTTATCCGACCTTTGGGGTAGGCCATTTAATCACTAAAAACGACGAGGAACACGGCAAAGACGTCGGTACGCCTGTATCCAAAGAACGCATTGAAAAATGTCTACAGCAAGACATAAAAATCGTGTGTGATGAACTGGACCTGAACCAACCGTGGTGGCGGAGCTTGGATAACAACCGACAACGGGTAGTAGCCAATATGTGCTTTAACTTAGGCCATCCCCGGTTCAGTAAATTCAAGAAGTTTATTGCTGCCATGCAGACTTCTCAATGGGAAAAAGCAGCGGAGGAGATGATGGACTCGAAATGGGCGACGCAAGTAGGAGAAAGAGCAATACGCTTAAGGGATAGGGTGTTAAATGCCAATTAGAAAGGTAAAAGGAGGCTATAAAATAGCCAATACCAAAGGAATTTCTCCGAGTAGAAAAGCGGCGCAAAGACGCCTGAGAGCCATTAAAACAAGACAAAATGCAGGTAAAAGTGGTAAAGTATCGAAGTATAAAAAGCGTTTGCGGAGGCCTTAATGAAGTTTAAAATACTTAAAAATGTTGTAGGCAATCTAGCTCCGACACTCGGTTCTGCTTTAGGCGGTCCTATGGGCGGTATGGCAGGTAACTTGGTAGCGGAAGTCCTTGGCTGTGATCCAGAGCCCAAGAAAATAGAACAAGCCATACAGAATGCAACACCAGAACAATTGATGGAGCTTAAAAAAGCGGAGAAAGACTTTGAAATCAAGATGAAGGAACTGGAAGTTGATATATTTGCCATGGAAACGGCTGATATACAGGATGCCAGAAAAGCTTTCGCTAAGGATTGGACGCCAAGAATTTTTGGACTCGCTGCTCTATTCGGCTTCATGGGCTACATATTTTTAGTAACGGTACAGCCACCAGACGCAAATTCTGATACCATAGTTTCTTTAGTATTAGGCTACTTAGGTGGACTGGTATCAGGAATAGCCAGTTTTTATTTTGGAGCCTCTAATAAGGAAAATGAGAAATAGTTATGGCAATTAGAGATTGGTTAGGTGACGCGTGGGAATGGTTCGTACCCGGAGAGGATGATCAGGGTATATTCAAGAATATCTTTGGAGGCGACGA